GGGCCACGCATCCGCGTTGGCGGGTAATCTCAAAGACTCCTGCCGCAGAGGATATTGCCACATTGTTTATCATGTGGATCGAGTTGCGGAAAAATACGAGTAATTGATTCTCCAGGTATGGAGTAAATCCCACTAGAAAATCAGCAGTTCCACGATTAATACGGAACTGCGATTCTGCGGGATAAAAGTTATCCGTATCCAGGAGGTCGGACATGATTACGGTATACTGCGAATCACTTGGCTGTGGTACGATCAGTCTGTTTGCAAAGAAGGTGCCAAAGTTAGTATTTGGGCATTGTACCCTACCCGCTGTGGGTGATGCATTTTGCTTCACTACGAATGCAGTTGGTGTAGTATAGTCGCCATCCCACTCCAACGGGCTTTTATTTTCTCCACGAAACAGGATGAGCTTCTCCATCGCCTGCACGAAGCTCGCATTATCCCCGCTTGCTACCGTTTGACCGCCAGGATATGCGATATCGATACCGCTATTATTCTGATCATTCCATAGGATTACTTTATCCTTTGTGGCACAGGCGATAAATTCGTTTCCCGTTACCGGATCGCTGAATAAAATGGATGCGAATACCTGATCGACATTGGCGGAGTACGCTAGGCTGACATCCCCTGCTTTAAATTCTATGCCTTTGCGTACAGATGCAATATCTCCGTCTAGTCGCATATTCTGCGATGTTTCAACAGTACCGCCCTGTAGAGTAGTAGGCTCCAGGTAACTATCAATACCACGAAATCCACGATCCCCATCGGTGAGAATAGGATCATCCATTCTGCCTATTGGTTCGTACCTAGCCATTACTTCTTTAACTCCTGATAGAGTTTTATGCTCATGTAAACGAGTGTGACTGCCCCTACTGCAATTCCTAAGAATGTATCTATTGTAGATAATCCAAAGGTTGCGGCAGTTCCGCTCATGCCTGCTACTGATACGCGATCAAGCATTATCTACGCCCTCCCGGTGTGAAGTAAAACCCCACAATCATCGGCAACACGACTGATGTTTGGAAGAGGCAGAGGTGTCCTGTAGTGACGACCAAATTGGCTTGCTCTGCCGGAAAACTGAGGAGTCCGAAAAGTATCTCTGTTTTTCCTTCCCCTGTAATATTTGTTGTACTGAGGAGTGGGACTGATGGGAAAATAGCTGTGATGCATGTGACGAATGAGATTGTACCCATCCCAATGAGCGCGAGCATCCTACGAGTTGCGCGAGTAAAAGCACCGCCATCACCGCTGTTGAGGCTTTCCTGGAACTTAATTGCAAACTCGTTATTCCGAGCCTCTCTTGCCATTTCAATCTCATACTTCTGTTGCCTCGAATCTGTGAGCATTCCAAACACGCCCTTGAGGATACTGCCCATTGCGGCTGATCCTCCACCCGTCAAAAATAGTGTAAGTAGCTCGAACATTATTTAGCATCTAGTTTCTCAAATAGTTTCTGTACATCCCGCCTGCGGTCTTCGGAGAGTTTGGTCAGATGCTCAACATCCTTGGATTGCCCGGCATCGCTAATCTCGATTTGTCGGAGACGCTCCTTCATGTCATCGATCTCCCACTTGTTACGCTTGATGAAGAATGCAAGGATTGATATGGCCACGCCAACTCCTGCAAACATGTAGTGTGAAATCTCCATCTCACTTCTCCACCCTGTCGCGAAGCCTGTCCAACTCCTTTTCTATATACTTTAAGCGCTCAAACTGCTGATAGTCGGAGGTGATTGGTGCGTCCTGCATCTCCACCAAATGATCGAGATCCGCCTTTGCCTGCTCTGCGAACTTTTCCAGGTGCATCATCCTAGCAGATAAATCGCCAAGCAGAGTGCCTTCGTGTTGCACTCGCCCCAGGCTATTATCGAGTTCGTTAATTTTGTTCCAAATGACGGAGTAGCCCCACACAGCGGTGCCAACAATGGCGATGACTTTCGCCATGAATGCCAAGTTTGCTTTGACCTGTACATTATCTCCGACTTCAGTTGCCATTAAGGTTCAATCGGTGCAGTCCACTCCTCGCCTGCTAGAATCTCAAGCATCTCGGAATGCGTGTTGGCGGTTTTACCTTCTAGGAACGATGGTGTGTCACCCTCGAACTTTACGAAGGTTTTAGTACCATCGGTTGATTTCCTACAAGTTTCTGCACTTATTTCCGCAACTTGGCTAAAATCCACGGTATTTAATTCTTCAGTATTTAATATTACAAATATTTTCATATTTATGGTACGATGTTGCTAAATGAAGGTGTGCCATTAATCGTGCTGCCGTCATTTGTTCCTGGGTTAGCGGCGTTTTCAATATTGGTAATTGTGTTTCCGCTAGAAACTCCCCCTGAACCTGTGTCACTTGCGTGGTCACCGAAACGATACCAATGTGTCAAGTTGGATGACTGTGTATAATTTGCGACATTAGTGGATAAATCAATTGGATCACCTGCATTGTAAATTTGATCCACATTGTTTGCGTCTAATACAGTAGAATCCCAAATTGCTACTTCATCAATGTTTCCAAGGAAGTCTTGGGTTGTGGCAGTAAAAGTACCTATTCGGAAACTATTGCCTGCTGATGCATGAGGAGTCGCAGAAGATATGGTAGCCGCCTGTGTGCCATTGAAGTATAAAATAGAATTACCTCCTGAAGCGTAAGTTACTACAGCATTTATCCATTGATTCTCTCCCGGTAATGATGCATGTAATGTCCCATTCGTGCCTAAATGCACATAGAAATTACCATCACTCCAAGGATACATACCAATACCCGTGCTAATAGGACCTGCTCCACCTAGTAGCATATCTTGTCTAGCACTTGCCCTCTTAAACCATACACTTATTGTAAAATTAGAAGCTGAATTAAAAGCACTTATATTTCCTATTTCCACATAGTCATCGGTTCCATCAAATGAACCGCTAAAATTATTGGTTACCCCTGAAATTGAAGCTCCGTCATTTAAAAATGATCGCCAATTTGTTCCGTCATAAATGATAAATTTATTAGTGTCTGTTTCAAAATAAGCATCACCTGTCGAGGGACTACCTGGGCGAGTAGATGAAGTTGTTGTTGGAATTGTTGTTGGCATAACTAATTAAGAATCATTGTTGAAAATGTACCACACCCCACTACTGTAGATATAGTAATCGTAGGTATCTGTACCGAATGCTATATTAACTTCTCCGCTAGGATTAGTAGGTGTGCTTGCTAAAATGTTCGCTTCGGTATTTCTTGTTGTAATATTAAAAACAGGCACCTGACTAACATTACCTACCACTCCTAAATTAAATGTAGGAAGTACGAACATTAGGATGCTGTATCTCCTGCTAAAACAAAAGTGTCAGCGACATAAGCAACTATGCTTGCAACTCCAAACTGACCATTAATTTTTGTGTGAGATTGGCGATTGTAAATAGTAGTACCTGAAGCACTAAAGCTAACCTGACCAGCACCCTTTTGAATGAATGAACAATTGAATCCTACACCTAGTCCACTAGGAATCGTAACTGTTACCGCTGATCCGTTATCTAAAGTAACAACCTTACCATTATCACTAGCGAGTAGAGTATATGCAGTTCCTGTTTGATCATTGATAGAAGCGTCAAAGTCTTCGAGCTTGTTACCGCCCAAATCAACTGTACCGCTTGATACTGCGATCACATTTGTATCAGCAGTTCCAACTGTTTTCGTGGCCGCATCTCCTAATCCCAAGTTAGTTCTCGATGACGATGCACTAGCAACATCGCTAAGATTATTACTTGCGACTAGATCGCCCTGGGGAGCGGCGGCTACCAGGTTGGCTACCGTTACTTTTTTCGTAGTACCATTTACCGATCCCGTAGTGTCCGAGACATCGGTGATCGGAATAATATCCGCCACATCGGGTGTTCCGCCGAGTGAGTTTAAAGATGATATCTTCTTATTTGCCATTTTGTTTTATCTCCTAGTCGAATGCTAAATACTGTCCTGCCTCTACCTGTAAAAATGCTCCTGCCTCTGATTGGATAACGCCATCAGGTGCGCCAAAAGATGGTGGCACACCGCTCGCAGTCGAGGGTCTGCCTGCACTTAGTGATAGATCAATTGCGAACATTACACATTATAGGCAATGACCGCACCACTACTCAGAGTGATTCCGGTTATGCCTCCGTAGATTGCTGTGTTTGCGGATAGTGTCGTATTGTCCTGCCCTGCGGTAATATCGCTAAGGTTTTCCACATTACTCGTAATGCTGTCGATAACTGTATCCTCAGTCGCCACAATGGCGAACCAATTGCCTGTATTTGCGGAGGTGTCATTGATGTACTTTCCTCCGTTAAGTCCTAATCCTCTGTATTCGTTAGCCATGATTAAATATTGGTTTGGTATGTTGTTCCGTATGTTACGAATTGTATAAAGTTCTGCTGACCCTGTTGGCGCTCCAACTTGTCATGCTCCATAGAAAGAAGTGATTCGGCCTGCTGAAAAGCGACCTGGGCTTTGTCTGTTTGCCCGTCTGAATTTAAGAAGTCTCCGTATGCTCCGTATGTGGCATACTCGGAAAACACATAAGGGAAGTCCGTACTGCTAGATGTGTAGTCAATATAGGGAGCGCGGAATAGTAAGAAGATGGGCTTCGTGCTACTGCGATTTGTAAGTACAACCTTACCATACCCACTATTCGCATACTCCACGCGAAATGCTACCTCATCCGTAAATCCTGTATCGTATGGATCATTGTTTGAGATGCGGAGGACTTCGCCAATATCCGTATTAAAATCAATCACATTCATGATTGTGGATACTGCTTCTGCTCCGCTCCCCCCTCCTCCTGAAAAGGATACCGTGGGGGCAGATGTGTAACCTGTTCCTCCTGCGGTGACTGCCACTCCATTCACTGATCCATTGGAGTCTATTGTCGCTGTTGCGGTGGCTCCGCTTCCCCCTCCCCCGCTAAAGCTAACGGTTGGGGCGGATGTATATCCTGTGCCTCCTGTGCCTACGGATACATTGCGTACCTGATTATCAGGTGTCTTTTGTTCCAAGCGTACAGTATCGGGCCATCTTGTGCGTTCCCATGCCAACCGTCCAAAGCGGTTGAAGCTACGGATTGCCGCATTCTGTTCTGTCGTAAGTAACGAGTCCACGCCCACCAGGTGCTTCAGGTTGGTGAGCATTGTACTGACCGCTACTTCTCTCATGCCGCTTTAAAACTTGGTCCGCTAAAGGATTTCTTGGTTAAGGACTCAGCCTTGAAGGATGGGTTGTCGCGAAGGTACTCTTTGATAAAGCTCTTATCGCCCCAACATCCTGGCTTAAATTGATGCCAACGAAAATAATCGCGGGCAGGGATGGATGCTTTTAATTGTCCAAGCCCTTCCATCTTGGCGGAACCCATCTCGCGGTTCTCCTTGCGACATTGTGCTTCACGCATAGCTAACTGTGATTTTTCCATGTCCACCTCGTAACGCAAATAACGGTCGAGGTTCTTCATAAATTGCGATCCGTTTCCGCTTTTCCAACTTGGTAAGAATATTTCCGCCATTTTTAGTAAAGGTTAGAGGGAGGTCCGCATCGCGAACCCCCCTCCGTTAAAAACCCGATTAGTTGAAGTAACCGTGTGCTTTTGGGCTATAGCAAGCAAGGCCTGCTACGAGATCTGCGAAACCTCTGCGACCTCCGCCACGATTCTCAAGCTCAGATGTAGACTCAGCTTTAAGCATGTGGATACCTACATACTCAGGATCGATAAGAAGTCCTGCGTCTGCATCGATAGTAGCACTTCCGGATGTCCTATTAACGAACACGGATGGCAGGATATTCACAACCCCGTAATCTCCCTCGTATACTGAAACTGTAAGACTGATCTTCTTACTTTCAGCAGGCTGAGTTACAGAGAATGCTAAGGATGTTGTAGTACCTTCCTGACGAGCGAAGTTTGAGATTTCGCGTTTCAGTCCAGGACCCGCAATCAAGGTGAGTTGTCCACCAGGCATTCCATTGGCTTCGTAAAGCTCTTGGAGTACATTATTGAAAGTAGTCTCAGTCTGAGTTCCGGTTGTGTCATTAGCGACATTTTGGAATGCAGCAGGGACATCAGAAGGCTGACCACCAACTCCTAACCATTTGAGCATACCGCGAGTTTTGTATGGATTTGTTCCATCGTCAGCATCACGGTCTTGTGCGGAACAAACAGCAGATTCAAGATCTCTTTTAAGTTCGCGAACAGCTTTGCTTTCGGCATTTGCGTACTCGCTTGCAACTCCGGCTGTATCAACGATTTCCTGAAGATCGGAAACTGCGTAAGTTCTGCGAAGCTTTTGTACATAGTTACCAAGCTTTGCACGGTTAGCGGCTTTGTCATCAAAAGATGATGCGTCTTCGCCCTCAAGTACTCCATTAAATGAAACCTCTGATAAGTCATCGGTCTGCCATTCAAAGAATGTACCTGTGGCGTTTGCTTTTTTAGCCATTGATACCAATGGAGTGGATTCGGGTTCTAACAAGGTGACGATATCGCTGAGGTCTTCCCTGTTTCCGGCTACTGAATATGTTTTTGTAGATGCCATTTTTTATTAATTCCTTTTAAGTTTTAGATAAGATTGATAGTCCGCCATAGATCCGGTTTGTTCGTACTTTTTGTATGCCGCCTCCACAGCCTTCGTCTTCTGTGCTTGTGGAGTCTTTGCCCTTGCCGCTCCTGCCTCCGTGGATGCCACGGGTGCTTTTGGCTTGGGGGCGGGTTTCGCCTGTTCACCTTGGCGTGCCTTTACCGCATTCAATCCCTCCACCATGAGTGCCAAGGCAAAGTTTGAATTTGGTAAATGATCCACCAATGGCTTGTACAACTTGTTGTTCTTCACTTGCATGAAGAGCTTGTAGTCATCACTCTCCGCGTCTCCTAAAAACTCGAAGGTTTGTAGGGCCTGCTGATCAGATGCTTGACGCTCCTTAATCCATGCCTGTCTTGCGGGGGCATCCTTGCGAATTATCTTCTTCGCATTGGATCGTATTCTCCGCAGTTCGGCCTTGGTGTAAGTTTTGTCACCATCCTTGAGGACATACTCATTTCCGTCATCGTCATATTGGGTTTCGTTTTCCATCCCATCCTCTGCCCACTCGATTAGAGTGTTTAGATTCTCGACTTCTTTCATGAGTGCCTGCTCATTAGCCACATTGTGAAGAGCGTTATCCTTGAGGAACCCAGGAGTGTCAGTCTCTTGCGTTTGCTGTGCCTGCTCGGCTTGCGCTTGCAGTTCAGCGTTTTCAGCAAGGAGTGCTTTCTTCTGAGCGGTAAGTCTGCCAAACCGTTTAACCGCAGATGCGTTCAGCGATTTCGCGAGTTCGCGACTTTCCTCTTCGGACAAGTTGTCCAGGTCGATACCATATTTTTGTAAAAGAACATTTTCCGAAGATTGTGGGGACGGCACATTTTCTGTTTCATCCGTTTCTTCGGCGGTAGTTTCCTCGGCGACTTCCGTAGGCTCCGCAGATTCTTCAGCGGGTTCGTCCATCTCCTCGGTGGTAGCTTCCGGTTCCGTTTCGGTAACTTGCTTGCGTTTCAATAACTGATCCGCAAATTCGGCCATCGAGACATTCCCGTCTGCTTTCGTTTCTGTTTCCACGGAATTTTCAGAGGACTCCGAGACAACCTCTTCGGTTAATGTTTCCATAATAATCAAGGCAGTAGCCTAGTGTAGCAAAATGTAGTATATTGTCTTGACAATGGCAATAAAAAACCCCCTGCGCCACCCCTAGCGCAGAGGGTATTATCTCTGTGGAACGAGCTAAAGCTTGTAGAAAATGTCCAATTCCTCGTCTATCGCTTCGAGCTTCCCTGTGATGTAAAAGTGTCTGTTTGTGTCCGCAATGCTCTCAGGAGCCTGCAACGCCCGGATAGTTTCTTCACGCATACTTTCACGCATTTCAATATATCGCTTGAAGTGGGGGTCGTTTTTGAGAGCGGACAGCGCTCTAATTGCATCTTCATGATTAATTTCGTGATTCGTTTTGCTCATTTAAAATTGTCGTAAATAATATTTAGGATCGCAAACATGGTGTCCAGGATCACATCTCGTTCGATGAAGAACATCGCGAGCAGTACAATCCAATAGATTTCCTTCTGCAAATGAGACATCTTCTCATGCTCTTCTTCTCACGGGTTTTACGCGCCTGCCCATTCCTACTTTTCGCTTTTCCGCTTTCTTGCGGGCAAGCTGACTCTTGGACATTTCGCTTTTTGTTTTTGGGGTTTTCTTAGAAACTCTTTTGGTGGGTCGGCAATATTCGTTCTTACCGCCCTGTCCGCATGGTTTACCTGTGCGGGTGTCTTTCCATTTTTCGTCCTTCCATCTTTTGAGGGATGCACCTTTGGCGGACTTCTTTACCTGACCTTTAGCCTTACGGCACTTGGCGATTTGTTGAGACGCACGGGCAGACGGGAATACTTTTACCCGTGCCTTTACTTTCTTATAGCAAGCGTCCTTTGGCATCCTACCATTTCTTACAAGACCAATATCCGGCGCTTAATTTAGACTTCTTTTCATCGCACTTATGTCTTGCTCGGAAGGATTTACGCCGTGCGGGTTCGGATTTTCGTATTCGCATATTAGGATCTCCGAATCTAACAAGGCGTACCTTGTCACCTTCCTTGGCAAGTACGGCAAACTTTTTAGACTTTCCAGGAGTTCGCTTAGGTTTGTTATATCCTGAAAATCGCTCATTGCGATAAGTGATACTCACTTCTTCTTGCGCTTGACCATCTTCTTCCCGGTCTTCTTCGCATAAGCCTTAGCCGCCGCTTTACCTTTTGTGCCGTAACCGAATTTTTTCTTTCCTACCATTGGCATAATATATGTCCCTTTCTATGCCGCTTCTGTTTGAGCGGTTTGTCCGAATTGCGTGGGAGCCGCACCGAGTCTGCCGATCTGAGCATTTTGCTTCTGTGTGATCTGCATCTGACGCTGTTGCATGTAGTTCTGTATACGCTCCTGCAAGGCCGGATCTTGTTGTGCCTTCTGTTGAATATCAGGCTGTGATAACCATTGTTGAAATACTTGCATCTTCATCTCATGTGCATCCTGCGGACGAACATTGGGCGGTACTCCTGCCACTAACTCTGCAATTGTCTGCCTCTCCTCATCCACCGCTTTCTGCGATGCTGTCTCCTTGGGGATCATGATCTTCTCAGACGCACCAGGCATGATCTGCCCAACTGCGATCTGAAGCATCTTCTCGGTATCAAGAGTGCCTGATCTATCGAGTGCAGGGGCAAGCTCGGCAACCGCTTTTACGCGCTCAAGCATTTGTGCAGGATCTTGGGTTGCCACATCAAACTGCAAGTAAAAGTCGAATCTTTCACCTGCTTTGCCCTTATTAAACTTCTGTATGTCCTGCATTCCGGTAACTCGGAAAAACTCTGCATCGGGTCCATACTGCTGATACAGCGTCCATACTTGGTCGATCACATATTTAAGGTGGTTAAATACCTTATTGATCATGGCCTGCTGTTTGTTCTGCGCTTCCACGGGGTCAACGCCTGGAGCGTTATTCCCCATATAGCGGTCGAATAATTCCTGTATATATCTACGGACTTCCACATTTCCGCCATCAAATGGGGGTGTGCTTGCCCAACGGATCTCGCCAGGTGTACGATACGGAATACGAACACCGGGGCCGTACCGGGATGGGGGCCTCCCAAGTGGATGTTCCAAAGGTGGTAAAGTTGCCAATGATTGACGATCAATCAGAGCATCTGTCTCTATCTTCGCTACCTGCTGAAGAGGTTCTCCCACTTCAGGGATTGAGCGGGATGAGTAAAGTCTCTTGCTTACATTCTCATATTTCGTAACCACGAATGGATACTTACCATGAGCGTAATCCATGAGTTCATGCTTGGCATACAACTCAGGAATATCGGGATGTAAGATTGTGCAGTAGATACCGGGAACTCCATCCTCATCAAGCAGTCTTTGATAACAGTACACTATTCTAATAGTCTCATCGTCATCACGAATGATCGCATCTTCCTGACGCACATTATAAAGACTATTGTCTGCCTGTGTATGTTTGGCTAAATGCTTTGCCTTCTCCACAAACTCGGCATCCCATCCTTCGGAGCTAACCTTGGATTCCAACTGCTCAGGAGTCATGTGCAATACATGAAAGCAATAAGGTGCCTCCTGCGGATCAATAGTATAGTTAGGCCAAATAACATCCTCGTCCGGTGCCAATGCTTTGATGCGGGGTCGATTTACGACCTGGCGGGTAACGGGGACTGTGGTTGTGCCATCCTTGCGTAGCTCGCGGAGCATCGCTTTTGCTTTGGACTTGGATACTTTAAATTGGTCTTTTAACGCGGCGGATAACTCCTCATCCATACTTCCATCCTGGATCACTTGTGCGATCTGTGGAAGTGCCTGTGCGATCTCATCCAAGCGGATGGTTTGTTGCTGTTTAAGTTCCTTGGAGTCCCAATAAACATAGTGGACCATCAGGCCCTTCTCGAAAAAGTGGTTTAATCCTAATTCCAATTGATCGTAAAACTCCTCCATCTTGGAGTTCATTAACCAACGAAGGAACATGGATATTACATTAGCACGCTCAACATCACCTGATTCCACAGGGGTAGCCACGATATGTGCGGATCTTACCGCATTTGTAGTCATAGCCACGCACTTATTTATCTGATTATCCACCATGCGGATCTCTTGATCACTCGCACCATCCCAGGGGAATACCTCTCCGGTTTGGCTCAGATGGGAATGCTTCTTGAAATCATCGGACTTTCCTGCCCATAAACAATTTCTTACATCGTAATCGCGCTGTCTACGGTCTAACCATTCGCCCAACTCCGACTGTGTCCTGCGGTAAGGTTTCCGCAAGGTAGTCGACATCAGGCTCTTTACTGACATAAAGTAATTCGTCATCGGCGGCAGACTGCATATGCGTAGCATAATGTAACCTTTTGTAGTTGACATGGCAAGTCAATATCCCCCGCCACCTGTACACATCAGGCTTCCACCCCCAATATAGTCAGGTCCGCTGACCATTAAATATCTGATAGTATCCACAAAATCCTTAAAATGCTCCTGGCGGGAACTGCCCGTATACTCAAGCATCGAGCTAATAAAATTGTCACACCTGTCAGATACAAAGAGTTTGGGTCTGTTCTTCTCTGTCATTGGTTCCGTATCATCCCATGCTAGTGCATCATTGATTTTTGCAATACCCGCCTCCACTTCCACGCCCGGTGCGGGTCGCATAACAAAGTCAAGATTCGCCATAGTGTTAATAATATTACTCTCCCCCTCCTTCTCGCGCACCGTGGCGGCTCCCATACGGGGATCAACGATTCGCTCGAAGATATCCTCGCCCTGTTCCAAAGCCTCGAAATGCTCCTTGTATGCGGCATACCCCCATCCTAGCGGACGCTGTGCAGGCCCTGGTTTACCCACGCTCTTGCCCAAACCATTCACATGTGGCAATGCCCATTGACCCATCGATGAATCAGGGAACTCCCGGTACACATAGATCGTGCCATCCTCCAGGACTGCCGCCCATATCGCGACCCAAGGTTTTGATCCACCGGGATCGCAGACAAAGTACCGGGTGGTCCGTACCGTAGGATCAGCGATGAAGGGGATTCGTTCATGGGGGACAACATTAGTGTCTCTATTAAACTTAGGGAATCTCCCCTCCATCGCCTTGCTTGGAATCCCGTAAAGACGGGCAAGCTTCACTTCCTGCGGTTGTTTGGAGTAGGTTCGGATCAGTTCGTTGTAGTCAACAAAAGGGGACATCTCAGACCAAAAGTAATAAATCCGACAATCAGGCCAATTGGTGGATATCTGCTCAACAGGTAACTCACGCCCCATCAATTCGCTATATCTCGACTCCACGGTCTCCGCACCCTTCAATAAACTATTAATCAATGGGGTCCATCCCTGCAAGGTCGTGAAGGTCAACAGTACCCGTCCATGATAGTCCACGGTTCTACCGCCCACCAATGTCTCGAAGATACTTTCAGGTGCCTCCTCATCCATATGAATACAATGGGCTGACCATCCCTCGAATATCTGCGGATCTGCCTGATACTGCCTGTAATTATTAAAAGATATTGTACTCCCCCGTTCCGCACCTGGTGTGGTTGGTGGTAGGATCGCCTTGGCGGAATTAAATCCATTCTTCTGTGTGTACTGCAAGGAATGGTTCTCGCTCTTCTTCTTTGCCCGTTTGTACCTCATGGGGAGTGCTTCCCAAATGTACCGTTGGGCATCCGAAATACTGCGCTCCTCCGATACATGCAAAGAACGAATCTCCGCTTCAGGAATAGTCTGTGCCATATGCACAAGGAGACGGGAAGCGAAGGTTGTTTTGGAACTCCGGTTTCCACCAAGCACCACATGGATCTTATTATCCTTCCAATTATCCATCACCCGCCTCCATCCAGGAAGAGTCCAACCCCATTGGATTGGATCTTCCTTCTCCGACTCCGGTTGGTCCAATATCAAACGGGACAAAGTCTCTGCGCGCTCCTGCGGTAGGGCATCTATCTCCTCGCCTGATAATGCACAGGCAAGCTCGCCCTTCTCATACTTCAGGTCAGGTATCCACGGAATACCAAAGTGGGCATCTACCTCATCTGCGTAGGTTATCTTAGGCATCTATATCCTTCTCTATGGCGTAAACATAAAACCAAAGATCAAATATCTCCTCCTTTATAGCCTTTATCTTATCCCGTACCTCCATCCGTGATAGTCCTTTCGTGCCATCGGGGTTATGCTCCTTTACTCCTGCTATGAATTTATCCTTTGCCTCAATTAAAAACTCCTCAAGAGCCTCTTCCATTAAGTCTAAATCCCTCATACATACCCCTCCACTATCGTGCAATCCTTTGGATCTATGCGGAAAATGGGTTCTATATCCTGTGGATCGCGGGTTGCTCGCGTCCTGCCTCCCAACTCAAACTTATAGTCCCTGTTAAAATCCCATGTATGAAAACATAATGCATCCTTGCATCTGAAAATCAGAGTAAACTTCTTACCGCTCGTCTCAAATAACTGCTTGGCCGCCTCGATCTTCTTGTACGAAATCATGAACGGATACTGCCCATAGTTAATATTTAAACACTTTAACTCCGCCCATCCGTAGTGGTCACCCTTCTCAATGAGGAAGTCCACCTTGTACTTAATAGGATTGAGCTTATGAAATACGCAGTCCCATACCTTGCTCAAAAATCCACATACCTCCTTCTCATTATCGAGGTCCTGCTGTGTCTCGTACCTCTTTCTCATCCTCTCGCCTGTATCTCCATGCCCACCACTATCCCTTCTTTGAGCGTTTGGACCGGGATTTGCGCTTCTCCAACGCTGAATCCCTGCGTATCCGTTCCAATGTCTCTTGGTCTAATTTCGATGGTGGGGGACCCAACTTTTTCAAGTCGGGTCGTGGTAAGCTTTGAACGGATAGTGGTATTGCTCGCCCATATTTTTTCCAAAAGATCGGATTCCATCCCGGTGGTACTTTCACTTCGCATGACTCGCCTTTGCCTCAATCACCTCGCTGAATAAATCACAGCATCTTCTCTTTAACTCCGCATTCTCCCTCTCCAACTGATCCACCCTCTTCTTCAGTTCCAGGTTCTCCTCGGATAAACGACCCACCCATTGGGGCCAATTCTCAAGCTTCTCCCCTGTTGGCTTATACACATTCACTCCTCCTCTTCCTCCTCTTCCTCCTCGTCATCCACCAACTCGATATCACTATCGAATACGATCACCTGCTCATCATAGTACTCGCGCAATGCCTTCTTGCAGGCATCAATAATACTATCATCAAACAGATCACTCTCCTCTTCCCATCGATGGAAAGTATTTTTTAACTCATGAATTAGTTTTCTTTTTGCGTTCATTTCTAAAATTTAATTCGGCTCGCGCCTTGGGCATCCTGCGTGGAATATCCGTCCTCCAGGTATTTGCCGGACAATCAGGATCTCGTTCCCCCTCGCGGTAGCGTAACTCGCAATTCGACCAAAAATACCGCCATCCACGATTGATCTCCTCAGAACTAAGAAGAGTACCAAACATATAATCCATATCATCCATCACATAAAAATAGAGCAACCCTAGCCCACCGAGTGTCGTGGAGGTATCCCTCGTTTTCCTATCGCCTTGCGGCCCAAAACTAGGATTGCTCTGAAAGTTTTTCCCATAAAGTTTTCCACGCTATTTCTGCGGTTTGGGGGACAACTCCGTTTCCGAGGAGTCGTAATCTATCCACGCGGTTGGCAGTTGCGTCCACCCCACAGGCAGACCCATCAACTGCTCCACCCAATTCGGATTGAGCTTCGGTGACAGTCCTTGCCTCGTCATATCCCTGCCTAAACACTTCTGATTGCTGTCCGTTTTGTTTCTGCAACTTGTCGAGTTGTGATCTTCCGCTTGCGGTGTTGCCCACGACCCGTGGTTCTTCCCACTCGTACTGCTCTTCTCCGGGGCGGGCGGGCCAGCGTGTATCTTCGCTTCCTCCGCCAATATCTTGCCCCCCGTTCCGGGCTTGCGACTGCCGGGGTTCCCGGCTCGCGGTGTGGGCCAAGATGAAGCATCGGATGCGTTGGTGAGGCGCGCCTGTTTCCTCCGCGCTGAACAATCCCCACTCCGTTCGGTAACCATCTTCCTCCAAATCGGACAGGACTCGCCATAGCCCCATCGTGGTGTGGCCTCGGACATTTTCGAAAAAGCACCAAACAGGTCTAATTGCCCGGACATGCTCTCGGATATAGGGCCACAAGTGCCTTGGGTCTTTTTCTCCTTTTCGCTTCCCTGCGCTTGAAAATGGCTGACAGGGATATCCTCCAATGATCCCGTGTATTTTTCCTCGAAAGATTCGTGCAGGGAAGGTTTTAAGATCCGAGTAGATAGGGGCGTTATCCATCCTCCCTTCTTCAGTCTTCGCAAGAATGTTGGCTTGGACGAAGGCTTCGATCTCCACATTGCAGACTGTTCGAACATCCACGCCCGCTCGTCTAAGTCCAAGTTCAATCCCTCCGTATCCTGTACAAAAGCTGATAATGTTTTGGGTATTATCCACATCTACCTAACCACTTCCCACATATCCCTGTCCAAATGCTTCACCTTCACGCTCTCCCCCAACTTCAAATACTTGCCCGGTTTGCTCCTAAACTTCCCATGACTACCATCCGCAAATTCTATCAATCTAATAAATCTATTCTTAGGCACCCCGTATACCTTCGCATCCTGCACCAAAGCATTCCCCGTACTCTGCCTCACCACACCCTCAATAATACTTACCCTCTTTTCCTGGGCCTCATCTATCATCTCATCCACTTCCGCTAAATCACGCTGAATATTCAACTCCTCCTCCAACTCCTCCAATTTAGCCACCATCTTCTTGCTGAACCTCTTCAGACTGAACGCCATCCTCGCAGTACTCGCCTTCACCCCCATCATGTCAGCAAATGCCTTCTTCGTAAGACCATGCCTCTCCAATATCTTTCCCGCCCGTTCCGTATCCATGTGTCACCTATTGTAGTTTACGCATTGACCTGTCAACCCTTTTGTGCAAAAAAATAAATCATGGGTAACAAAGCCACCGTAAAAGCTCTACGCAAAGAACTAAAAAACGATATCATCGATTCTGCCGCCAAGATTGCCATGAAGAAAGCAGATGCCACCAATGAGACACGAAAGCTCCAGGCAAAGGCAAACAACCCCACAAAGAAACAAAAGGATATCCAGGACTATACACGCCACTTTCTGCGCTACCGCCTCGAAATGACTGAACAGGAATATCTAAACGCAGTTTCCAATAAACTATCCGCCATAGTCGGAGACAACCTCAACCTGATCCACGAAAAACTCGATCAGATACCTCCCCAAAACCTCGCCTATACCCTATCCGTACTCTTTGACAAACTAATGACCATCAACGGAAGACCCACCAACATCACCGCTTCCGCCAATGTCAAACTAGGTTCCTCCGATATGACCCCGGATAAAGTAAGATCCATCCTCAAGGGTGCCAAGAAGGCCACAGATTCACTCCCCAAGCAAGCCTCCAAGGATAAGGTCATCGAAGTAACTGATGAAGCGTAGAGGCTCCCTCTACGAACAAACATTCTTCACGGAAGCACTAGCCCGTAATCTCGAAGTATTTACCCCCCTGGGCGATTACCTACCTCAGGATTGCCTCGTCATGAACCAAGCGGGCAAAGTATTCAAAGTACAAATCAAAGGCACTAAGGATAAAGTATTCGATAAAGCAAATGGCGGACAAGGCAGATATATGGTCACCACCGCATCAGGTACTGCCAAGAAAATGACCATAGATTGCACGAAAGTCGATATACTCGCCGCTTATGTCGAAGCTATACCCACTTGGTACATAATACCATGCCTCGAACTAAACCAGGCCCTGCGCATATCCCTCTACGCTCATAACCCACTCTCCAAGGCAAAGCACGAAAAGTACCGCGAGGCGTGGGATCTCTTTAAAACCCCGTAGAACCACTTGCACAGCATTTCGTACAATGCGGATGATCGGGAACCGATCCGCGTATAGGGGCGAGGAATAACGCTTGATGTGAGGGGATAGCGCAAATGGTGCGAGTTGCGGGGAAAACCGTATGGCAGGGGATGCGGGATTGCGGGGAAACCGTATGGCGAAAAAATTATGCGGGGTGGTGATGATAATACAGAATTAGCGCGGACGAGCGCCGGACCCCCTCCCCCCCTGTGATCTGCTTTACATATGTAATGCAAAGCGGTAAAGCATGTGATTCTAAGTCACATGCTATACGATAGCGTTGACTATCAGCACTTTACGCAATTGCACGCCAGGTTTAACACAAGAAATGCTAGTATTTAAGCGGATTCTTGCGGATTCATGGCTCGGATAATCGCGTTGTATCTACCCTTTGTGCGTTGCTTCACAATCTGCTTTACACATGTATAGCAAATTCTTTGAAGGGGGAAGAAATGCATCACATTTGTATCACATTTGCGTCACCTCTGCATCACCTTTGCGTCACCTTTGCATTGAATCTGTTGATTTGCGTCAATCGCTTTCCCCGGTTTCCAGGGTTCCCTCTTTCCCTCTTTCCCCGGTTCCCGCGCTTGGTCCTGGTATTCGTTTTAACCGGTGGCCATATGGCCGGGAACCGGCCCGGTGGCCCGCGTAGTAAGGAAGCGTGTTTCTATAGTGTATACCTACAGATACAAATATCTGTTTTATCTGTTTGACATTGTTGCTATCTGTAGTTTATAGATGGAAGCATGAAAGAAAAAACTATGATTCCACCCAAATTATCAACGCCCGGTAAAATTGATTTAGCGCGGGCCGCGCTTGCCAATGATTTACCCTTACTCTCAAAACTAGTTGCAAGGATTCCTGGGGACCCGAGCGCACGCGGTACGACTAAATACTATGCAACGCGCTTTCTCGCTTGGTTTGAAGATCAAAGCGGGCCTTTGTATTTTTCCGTATTTGCAGAATCGGGTAATATGAAACTACCCTTTTATGCGTTTTCGAGTTTGCCCGGTTTCGATTGCCCGGGTGCGGGTGCTTGTTTGTACGGTGACAATGATTTTACGCCGGAAAACTTTGGGAAAGGGTGGTGCTATTCATTTACGGGATGGAGGTATCCGGCGGCGTTTTTCCGTCAATTGCAAAATAGCATTTTGTTACGGTCAAAAGCGGGCCGGGCAATCGTTGCAAGTAAATTTGCAGATATACCGGAAGGCCGGACCGTGCGGCTATATGTCGACGGGGACTTTGCAAACCTGGCAATTTTGCGGTTTTGGATGGAAGCTTGCAAGACAAGGCCGGATCTAGATGTTTACGGTTACAGTAAATCATGGAAGCTTTTCCTCGAGCTAGATAAACAAGGTTACAAATGGCCTAGTAATTATCTTTTAAATGTTTCAAGCGGGTCCCGGTACGGTTCCAAAGTTAAAGATAAGGTTTTGCAATTAGATTGCACACGCGGCGAATTTGTAGCGGTCCCGGTAGCAAGAAAATGGATAACTAGCAAGGCATACCAGGATAAAGACAATGAAGGCTCGAAAGAATACCGTAAAGAGGTATTGGAAGCGCTAAAAGATGCGGGCCATGAAAAGAGGTTTGCTTGCCCGGGAGCGTGCGGCAATTGCATAGCTAGGAAAGAACACGGTTGCGGCACAAACCGTTTGCGCGGCGTTGTCATTGGCATTGGCATTCATGGCTAGAAAGGATAAGAGAAAACGCATGAATAAGGAACAAACACGCGCTTTGCTTGGTCAACTCATAAGCTTGCAAGCCATGATAAGAGAAATGGAGGAAAAAGGCTTTTCCTGGGATACAATGGCCGAGATAAAACAAGACCTAAATATTATCATTATTGATTTAGAGAAAGCGCTCGACTAGACGCGGTTCTAATCCAAACGAGAAACGCGCTTTTATTTAATTAAACATACTACACATTTATACACATGAATACAGTACTTGAACTAATTTTCTTTTTACCCTGGGTTCCGGTTTTCGCGGTCATTGCATGGGACCTTATCCAATACGAGAAAGGCGGGGACCAATGAAGCACGCCAATGATATATTCGCTCAGGCGGTCAGTCAATTGATCGAGATGGGAGAGAAACAGCGGAAAGCGCTCCAGGAGAAGGAGAAAGCGCTTGATCATTCCGACCGTGAAACGGTCTCGCAGATCCGCGTTAAGCGTAAAGAGAAACGCGCACATGTGAGGCTGACTGAGCGCGAGAAAGTGCAGTTACATTTTAACTTCAATTAAACCACAAAACAGAAAGAAAAATACTATGAACTTAACAAAAGAGAAACACGCCACACACACGCCAGGACCGTGGCATTATACCCTTGCTGATGAAACTAGTTCAGGCGGGGTTTATGGGAACGAGAAATGCGTTTGCGATATCATACCCAAGGAATTGCAAGTAGCTTACGATTGCGAAGAAGTAGAGATTGCAAATGCCAACGCGCGTTTGATCGCGGCGGCGCCTGAGTTATTGGAGCAATGCAAGCTATTCGAGAAAGTGCTTACCCATTTGATCAATAGCGGGGATAGTGGCGCAGATTTGGAGCGCGACAAACTCCGCGAGGTTCTCGCCAAGGTAGAGGGGGGTGAGGGATGAGACTTATTGAGGAGAAAGAGAAACCAATGACTGATGACGATAAACTAGATGTAATTCGCGTTATTACCCTTTTGAAAGATTGGTCTTGCATTGACGAGATGATTTCCGATTGGAAACAAGTTGATGATATGGACGGACCTCTTGGTTACGCTTTGTTTGTTCGCGAAGAGGTAAAGGATTTGATTGCGAAACTAGAAGGAGAAACGGATGACTAAGCCAAACGAGTCCGACACAATAGCACGCCTGGCGTTGGGCCTTATCATCTTTTTGGTGATGAGGTACGCGCCCAGGGCGGTTGAATGGTGGAATAAGAGAAATCGGCAGGAAGGTACCTAGAAAGCGTTTTGATGTAAAAATCTGTCTAATCTATCAGACCCTACCCCCAAAAAGCACGATTTGATGCCTTCCTGAGCCTCTATCGTGCTTTTTAGTATCCATCTGTAGTCTACCAAGCCTTTGTTTCTTTCTTTTCACCTAAGCTTGTACTCCAATTGCCCGTACTCTTCTCAAAACCAAGCGTGACCATGAGATCCGTCTCTCCACCGCGATTCTTGGCGATATGGCAATTGATGCGATCCTTGGTTTCATCCACCTTGTCCTCAACTGATAGGAGAAACACGCAATCCGCATCCTGCTCGATACTCCCGGAGTCTCTCAGATCGGAGAGCATTGGCTTTCTGTTATTGATCTCGCACTGTCTTGATAATTGCGAAAGGGCGAGGACGGGAATCTGTAGCTCCATACTGATCTGCTTGAGACTGCGAGAAATGGCGGTGATCTCCTGCACGCGGGATTCGTATCCTGGAGCGGAGACTAATTGCAAATAATCAATCACCGCCAACCCCACATCTCCTTTTACTCGCTCCTGGGCGAGAAAGGCGCGGATGGAATCAAGCGTGGCCTTGTTGTCATCCTTGAAGGTGATGGGCCATCCCTGCATCCTCTTTGTGGCATCCTCTAGCTTCTTACGATGTGCGGGGAGAAGATCTCCTTTCATGCGTGGGCGGGCAACCCCGCTCTCGCGGGAGAGTAACCGCCCGGAGCATTCCGAAGCACTCATCTCCAGGGATGCGTAGCTTGCACGGTATCCCCTCTTGGCAATCTCATGAGAGAAATGCAATGCGAGTCCTGACTTCCCTACCCCAGGCCTTGCGGCTAGGACATAAAGCTTTCCCGGTTGGAATCCTCCGCTTAGGCAAAAATCCAATCGTTTGAATCCTGTGCTTACTGCGGATGATTCTCCCGCATCTATGGAAAGAAACTCAGAATGTGCTTCCTTGGTGGCGGGTCCCACTTTTACCTGTCCCTTCCCTGATGCTAATGCTTTGGCTACCCTGAGATTGAACTCGGAGGCAATCTCATCTGATTGTTTACCCTCCTTGAGCATATCCGTGGATACCATGAGCGCTCGTTCCACTTCGCGTCTGTTCCTCGACTCCACCAATTGATCCACATATCTCTCCACCTGTCCACCGCCATACTTCTCCGCAAGTTCTAGAGCTTCCGAGGAATACTCAGGTAGCTCAATCGCCACATCCACCTCATTCAACTCGGATCGCTGTGCGATCAAACGGAATATCGCTTGGTGCGCGGGCGAGGTGAAGTCATCCTCCGTTAAACGCTCAACCGCTGTGGCGGTGGAGAGATTTGTGTCATCCCTAAGACATGCGGCTAGGACCGCTTGCTCTGATACAAGGAAGTCCATCAAAACTCTTCCTCGTCCTCGTACTCAGGAATTGTGACCTCCTTGAGGATTGGATCGTTATTTGCCTGGGGCATCTTATCCTTGATCCATCTCCTGCATGCATTGCGATATGTGGCAATCCAATCTGCTTGGACATGTCCCTTGCCCTTCGCCCAATCCACGAAGATGGAAACCGCTTCCGAGTGATTGAGTCCTTCCTTCAATGCAATCTCTTTGGGAGGATCAAAATTAGAGGGTATCTTGGATGCCCTCGTTTTTGTTTTCTTCTTTCCACTAATCGCGGATTTTTCGCTATTATTAATATTAAAACAATTGGAACAATTGTCGCGCACGCGCGAGGGATGCCGCAGATACTCCACCAGGAGTGGAGTAATGGTGGAAACTGCGGTCACTCCATAAAGATCACAATGCTCTTTCAAAAGATCACTTATCCATTGAGGAACCTTGATGCGCAGTTCTGTCTTTTTCTGTATTTCGTCTGTCATTATAATCCTAAAATTGTGCAAACAAGTCCTATGATAATTGTGAAAAATACGACCCCACATATGGCAAATAACATGCCTTGGGCGAATAGTTTGAACATGCTTTTTATGTAGTTCATTATGCTACTTTCTCCTTTAATGCAGAACCCATTGCTAACGCTTGAAAGAAAGACTTGGTCTGCTCTGTTATCATTACACCACTTACACTTTTACTTCTTTTTCGAGAATCCATGCGTTCTAGGTCCCTTTTAAGCATCTGCTTGTATTTAAGTCTGTTGTATGTCTCTACTTTCCTCATTTCTACAACCTGTTTATCTTTAAGTATTTGTTTTCGAATATCCCTGTAGTGCTTAAGAACTTCATGGTAAGCTCTTGAGACATAATTATTATGACATCTATCGTTATGATAATTAAAGTATGGCATACCATTGTAATGGTTCATCTTGTATTTGAGCATAAATACTTTACCGCTACTATCGCGTAATGGCTCTGCGTACACTCGGTAGTAACCAGGTCGATCTATAATCCAAAACCAATTCCTGCGCCCTCTATACGGATTTGCAAAAGGGCATTTGACATAAACCTGAATACAAGGATTTCTGAAATCTTTTGATTCCCATGTTTCCGGATTGTTGTAATGTGCATTTATTTCTTCCTGAGAAATATACCTCAAAGGGTGATAACAGTTTTCAAGCGTCCATGAATTAACTTCTAGTTGGAACTTTAAAGGAATTTTTTCATTATCCTTGAGGTCTTTATTATGCAGTCGATATACGAAACCGTAGAACTTTCGATGTCTTCTATCCCGCTCTTTTTTACGCCTGCATTTATTTCTGTTTTTTGCTGATCTCACAGTTGTGCAAGTAATTGCTTCATCTCTGCCCTTGTAAGTTCAGTATTCTTACGAAATATGATCTTACCTTTGGAGACATAGTAGGGTAACTCCTGCGGCTTAAGATCATCCTGCAACTTACTGTCCTCGATATATGCTTTTTGTTCACGCAGAGTGCGAAGATTTCCATCCCCAAATAGTTGCGTAACTTGCTCGGTGCTTGCATCCAATGCACTAACTTCCAATACATCACCACCTGATATGAGAAGTTCAAACTTCTCCCCCTCAAACACACGGTTCTGTAAACTGTAGGGTAATCGCTTTACAATGTTTGTCTTCTTTGCATCTGACATTCCTCCAAGAATTAACTTCGGATGTATCCACTTTCTACCAATGGCCTCAAATTGTTTCCATGCTTTTGATGGCACAATATCAGCAAACTCAAGTTGCATTCTCTCCGCATTCTTTGGGTCTTGGTCAATTGCTTTCACATACAATTCTCCTGCTCTGACAAAGCCATTAATGCCTGTGGTTATTGCTTCTCTAAACTGTGAGATTAATTCTTCATTGGTTAATTTAAGTTCTGTTATCATAATATTTTCCTTATTTATTTGTTATTTAAATGATGCCTCAGAATTAGAATGGCATCTGCTGTTTTTAATGTGAGTCCCTTGGTTGAGGGAAAGAACTGCTTTGCGTGATTCATAAGCGCTTTCTTGCGCTTATTTGAGGTTAGCCCACTTAGCCCACTTAATCCCTTTTGCCACTCCTGTGGACGCACCAGGACGAACGGGATTTCCAATGCTCTGAGTACGCCTTCCAAGAATCCGCATGATTTACCAAGCTTAAAGCTAGTACTCGATGGAATCATCTTCCCGGCAAAGGGAGGAACATGCTCAACCACAGCCTCAATGCTTGTCACATCAGGGATGATCTTTCAGGTCCTGCATATGCTCAACAAACTCGAAGTCTTCATCGAGGGTATGCAGAGCAATCTTATGCTGTCCTCCCCATGCAATGGCGTATCCACCACTCTTGCCGGGATCTATGCCAATCGTAAGCTTCATGCTTCCTCCTCCTCGTCTCCGCAATCTTCCTCGAAGTGCAGGATGAGATCAGGATCGCTCACATTATTAAGATCCTCTTTCCGCAAATGGGCGACCACTTGCTCGAGGCGCCGCTTGCATCACCGTTACCGCACCGAATAGATCAGCCTTGGCTAATTTATCACTCGCCATGGCAAGTGCCTGTTTTGTGTTGTCCAGGTAATTCATGCCGCCTTTCCCTCCGAGTCGCGTCTCACCGCATTGGCAAAATCGGTAATGTCAATCGTCCGCCTATTGCCCACGGTGACGCTGTGTAGCTCATGCTCCTCAATGATGCGGTAAACATAGGTACGACTGACCCCAAACTTGTCCGCCAATTGCGAAATGTTTAGACGGTTATTCGTAATCTGCGAACCAAGATCCAAGGTTTCCACCATGTCGCTATACCCAGGCCATATGCCACTTGATTGGCAGGAGGCCCATAATTGGCACGCTCTTTCCATGTTGGAGAATTGCTTGTTTATATCGCTCTCCTTTATGGTGTAGGCCGGCAGTAGCATACGGTGCTGTCTTCTCAACCGCTATGAATACGAACTGCTTGGGTTTCTCTCCGAGTAATCGTAATGCGTGCATGTACCAACAGGCTTGAAATAAGTACCCAAACTGACGCACACTCTTGGTGAATCCACGATTGGATGCATCCTGCGTGCTTTTTAAATCAATCACCACACCCGCGCCGGGGATATACAAGTCAGGTCTTACCTTACACTTGGCACCTTCCATCTCGAAGTATCCCGTGCCTTCCACTACCTTATCAATATCCGCCATGTAGTGCCGAAGAACAGGATTTTCCAACGCACTTCCCGCCATCTCTAGAATCAGATCGTAATCCGCAGGAGCGAGCCATTGCTTATCCGGTTCACTCTTCTGCATAAGTTCAAACGATTCCTTGTAGTGCTTGGTTCGTGGACCCTGCCCGTCTATCTCATTGGGCTTTACCGCAAACTCGTCATCCAATTTTTCCGGTTCCAATGTAGCGGTATGAAATCCACTCCCTATGACCAGGGCAGGACTGCTCGGCTTACGATTATTCATATCGTGCCTCACCTTGGCGGGGCATGTGTTGATTAGACTCCACGCAGTCGAGCGAGATAACTCGCCCGACCCGTGGTACTCTGCGTTAGATATACCATCCTTTAGCATGATAAGCCTTTCAGTTGAGGATACTTCGCCTCTATACCTTCAAGCATTGCGCGGATCTCATGATCACATTCCCGCCATTGCTTTACCTTCTTCACCGCATGGGTCACATTCGTATGGACTCGATCAAACTTCTCAGCCACTTCCTCCTGTGTGTTACCCATCAGATGCGAATAGAACATCGCGATCTGACGAGCTAGTGCCACATTCTTGAAACGATTACGGGAATTAATCTCATCAACCGTAGTTCCCATGTAATCCGCCACTATCTTTTTTATGTCGCTAATCGCCATCAGAATGGGTCCTCCTCTTTTGCGTTATCTTCAGGCTCAGGAGTTGGCTCCGCAAATGGATCATCCCCGGTGAATAATGCTTCGAGGTTTATCTTCATCTCCTTCACCGCCGCATTGATCTCATCACTACGCTTCTTGTGCGGAGATGGAGTCATCGCATAGGATGTTTCTTTTGACTCACCGCTTTTAACAATCTTCAAGTCATACTTACGCGGATCTCCCCACTCTTCATCCTTTGCAAGCGTGATTAACTCTTTTCGTAGCCCAACTTGTGGAATCTCAAGAATCTGTATTCTTTCTTCGTCATAACTCCATACAATCATTGCTAGGAATTGTTTTGGTTTATCCTCTACGCCTTCGGGAACACTCTCTCCGATCTTCCAACGATAAGGCTTTCTTCCACCATCAGCGGTAGTCCCCCAACCTAACATACCCTGGATTACTCCACCATCATCGGAAGATCCGACTATACGAAACTGATTCGTACCTTGCTTTAATTTCATGTAATTACCGCCACCGCTCGAAGAGCTTTGCGGAACATCTTTTATGTTATCTAAGAATCCCATTATAATTTTGTATATTTTTAGTTGTTATTTTTTTGTTGTATTTGCGTGTAGTTATGTGTTTTTATTGTCCACATGGGACGACAAATACTCACAAAGCCTGTATCTCTGAGGCTATCACCTTCAGTCAGAGACAAAGTTAAAGCCGTTGCGGATAATACGAGCCTTATGCAGGCTCAGGTATATGATCTCTTACTTCAGGCCGCTTGTAAGGCGCTTGATGAGGGGACAGAAGATGATTCTCTTCCGCTCCCTCTCCATCTGAAGATGGTAAAAAAGTAAGTAGTTCTTTAATCAGAACATCTATGCCCACCTTCGTGGGAGTTTCTGCTGTTATCGTAATTTCGTTCCCGCCCTTATACTCCAGGCGAAGACCATCCATTACCGATGTGGTATGTATTGTAGTCATCTGTAGTTAATTTTTCTATTTTTTTTAACGCATTGTTTCTTGGGCAAGAAATTTATGTCCTACTGAGTGCTAGAAGCTCCGTTGGATCGTAGGCATTCCAACATACACACGGGAGGTAACTTCCACGCTTGAGTGACCGAGAGCTTTACTCGCCACAAAAGCATTATTCCCATTCTTCCTCATCACCCGGTGTCCGCAGTACTTTCGCAGGCGGTGTACGGGGCGATCATCCACCACCCCGCACTTCCGCCGTAGAAAAGATGGAAACTCGCGCGTGATGCGGTCCTCCTGAACAGGAACGATTAAATCATCGTTCGATGTTTTAAAGGAGGCGATAAGTTCCCACCACGATGGATCGCAGGGACGATCCTGGTATTCACCACCGCTTTTGGGACTGTGTATCCTTATCAGTTTATTTCCATCGAAATCTTCGTGTAGATCATCAAACCTTGCCCGTTGGATTTCACTACTACGAAGACCTAATCCGTACGCCAAAGCGTACATCAAATACATTGCAGGGTCGGACTCCTTGAGCGCTTCACATGCCTCGCGGATTTTATCCAACTCCTTACGATTCGCATCAAATGGCGTGACTTGCACGCCCTCCAAACTCAATGCGATCCAATTACTAAACCATGAGCAGTCGATTCCCTAACTGCTTATAACGCTTTATCCACGCCTTACTGAACAGGCTTCGTGCCTGACGCATCTCATTGGAACCACGATGTGCCACCCAATCATCGCAGATCGGAATGCCCTGATCCCGTTTTACTAGCAAATGCGGATATGTCTGCCGTAGCGGGATCGATTCCGTAATGTCTTAGGATCTGCTCCATGCGCAGGATATTATTTCCTTTTGTGCGCTCGTTCGCCTGTCGCTTTGCGACAAGCGTTTGCGTTCTGTATATTTCAAAGAAGTTAGAAATGGGCAAATGTTTCCGTACACCTTCGAAGCGAATAAATCCGTTGTCAGATATCATGGGGGTGGCGGATTGTGTAAAATCTTCGGAGTCTTGTAAAGAATCTTGTAAGGTGTACATGGCGTGATTTTCTTTCTATGTGGTATTTGCGTAATTATTTACGCTCCACGCCTCCAAGATCACTTGGTACCGGGCCGGGGACTCGAACCCCGAACCAATTGATTAAGAGTCAACGGACATAAAAATTTATGTCAATTGCTTCCAATCAAGCGCAAAGCATGTTGAGATTACAATCAGATGATTTATTTGTCGTCAAGGACTTTTCTGATTTTTTTTAAAAAAAGAACCGCCTCGGTTAAAAGACGGTCCTTGTAGAAAGAAAAGGTACTATGATATACCTTGTGATTAGAGGCTAGTTGCTGTCTTGGATTTTGTCAATCCTGCAGCAGTCCTGCTTGTAGTAAATAAGCATTAATCCTAGTATCTAACTGCTTTTGTGGCTTTGGTCTTTTTTGTAAAAGGTATGCCATAAACTTAGGATCTTGTATTGCTTTTGTTAGTACGCCTTGAACCTTTAATGCAGGTACTTTCTCAAGCATTCTCTGCATAGCTCTTGATCCTGCTCCGGCCATCATCAGCGGTGCGCCTTGGCCTGCAACAGTTTTTGATCCCAATTGAGAACCTGACCATCTTGCAATTAAATTTATCACGCCATCTCCTGTGCTGATTATAGTATTTAGCTTACGCGGATCTGTTGCGGCATCTTCAAATATCTTAGCTTTCTCCGCAATCTTTGTAAGATTCGCAGATTGTTCAGGAGTTATAAGCCCGGTATCTAGCAAGTTCTGTCTTAGCGTCTTATTACCAACCTTGTTGTTTAGCAATTGCTCCAAATTGTTACCACTAATCAAACCTTCTAGCTCACCCTTAGTAATAGTCGCTCTTTTAGTTAACTCGTCAAATACGCCATGCCTTAATCCTTCAATTGCATCAGGATTCTTTGAGCGCTTCACAGTCCTTACTAAATCCTTAAATGCTTCTGTCTGATAATTTGAGTCAAAAGCTTTTGTAAGCACTTCCGATAGATCGTCAGAACCTTTTGCAATTTGTGCGGCAAGACTCTTCTTCTCAATAAATGCCCTACCCTTTTTAGCGGTATCCTGGAGTGTTGTGGCGAGTTTTACCTTCTTATCAACATCAGTAATATCATCGAGCATATCAACCTCACGCAAGGTAAGTTGATTGTTATCCACGAAGCGTGACAAGGCCGCAGGCTTTATTTGATTCGTAAATGGATCAATGACCTCTGCCGCCGCAGACTCCATAAAGTCGCGCTGTAACTTATTGAGGGTTTCTGTGGTCCTTCCCGTCTCCATTGTATCTACGGTTCTTTCAGTTGCTCGTTTGAGCGCTTGGAAATTAAATGCTCTTTGTGCATCAGATGCCTGCCCTGCCTTTTCGAGAAACACACCAGGTTCTGCTTCTCTCAATCCACGGATAAGCTTTGTGTTAAACTTCTCGTTTAATGACCGTGAAAACTCGCGAGCTACATTTGCAGTTGCATCAGTTACTTGATTGAGATCCTCAAGCATACCATCCGCTAATTTATTTAGCATTCTTGCATCATTAAAACGCCCGGTAGCTTTTGCCTGCCTTGCTAAGTTTAACGCCACGCTTCTTTTGCGGAATAATTCTTTAGCACCAACTCTTACAACAGGCTTAAATCCCTGTCTTTGTGCTGTAGCTAAGAAACCCCTACCAGGACGCTGTGCTAAGGTAGCATCTTTTCTTTTAATTAACCCCTGTATAAATCCCTCAAGCGGTTTCATCACTTGCTCGTTAGGACTAATCTCATCTTTGATTGAGTTGAATGCCTGGATTGTTTTATCAGTTGGACTAGGTACTCCTTTGTCCACTTCATCCCAAAGACGGGTCTCCATATTGCGGGCAATCTTTAACTCGTCATCGATTATCTGACGGGCCTCGGCACTTGCTTTTACCGCATCATCTTTGTTTTTAGTAAGTACGCGACTTACAGCATTTACTGCTCGGTCCTGTGCCTTTTCAACCATCCCACCGAGTTTCTTATTGCTAAACTCTATACGCATTGCCTGCGCTTCTTTTACCACCAATGGGTTAGTCGAGTTATTTAGCTTACGAATCTTTTTATTAAATTCATCTGCCGCCTTTTGGGTTTGCGTATTAATCGCAGTTTTTAACTCATCTCCTAAATCAGCTATAAGTTTGTTTTCTGTTGCAGTGAAGGCTTGCCTTGCTTGAGGATCTATAGTCACCTGGGCAGTAGTACCTGATCCCTCGGCTCCACGCAGTTGCTCGACCAAGTCACTCATTTTGCGCTCATCTACTTCAGGATCTTTCGTGAGAAATTGGTTTTGCTCTAAAATATCACGAACTTTACGGGATGCCGCATCCTCGCGACCTCGCGGAGTAAAACCTTCTAGTAATCCTTTGGTTTTATCAATTCCCGTTCTTAATAAAGGTGCAGGCCCTGCCGCTCCGCCTGCCACCTCAGCAATCATGCCAACAAATTCATTATCAGGGGCAATCGCCTCTGCTCCGGCACGAAAGGTTCCTGCTCCAACAGCAGATGTTCCTTCAATAGCCGCCATCTTGCCAGGACTTCTAGCGGTTGATTTCACCATCTCAGTACCCATGTTAGCCAAAGTGGATTTCTTAGGTGCTGTCTGCATAGCGGCACGAGCAGGAGTCATTCTGCTTGCCGCACCAAATACAGGAGCTGCCATTCCCGCAACTTCACCTATTGTTTCACCACCTCTTGCTATAGGTCTTTGCTCTTCAGGTAAATCCTTTAGATCCATGTAACCCATATTACCCGCAGTTAATGCTCTCCTTATTGACTTCTCGCCCCCAATTGGTTCATCCGCGGGCTGTATAAAATCTTCCGGCACACCAATAAGTTCAAGTCCTGCATCTACTCCTTTAATTAGTGCATTAGCTATCTCAGCAGGAGCGCCACCAACTTTTGCTAAAAAACCTACATTGAAACCCTTTGCTCCTGCATCAAGTTGGTTTAAGATTCCTATCTCACCTTTATACTCGTCAAACTTACGCAAATCTTGGATAGCGGCTTGCTTTCTTCTTCCCGTAAGTTTCCCATCACGGATAGCTTGGGCAACTATCTTAGCTTCATTCTCGTTGCGTATTTTTGTTATCATTTATCAATACCTATTTAGTAGTTCTTCTTCAGAAATTTCTTCAGTATTTGGTTCTACCGCTTTTTTAAGTTTATTAATTAACTTAGGTAACAGTCTTGCTTGTTTTGACGCTTCAGTGACAAATTCAGATGAGATATTTTTACTGTTTTGAATTGTCGTTATAGATTCCTCTAATCTATTTTGTAGCATTGGGATTAACTTTTTAATCTTTTGTGCTTGTTGGGGGTCTCCATCTGACCTTGATAGCAGGTTTTGATTTACAATTTGCTGAGTGTAATTTGATGGTCTTGAAGAAATCTGCTTTGTAAGAGCAGGTCTCAAGTACATATTTAAAGCCTCTATATTCTGTGCCTGTGCAGTAGTCTCAGGGGTCAAGTCTTGTCCCAAAAAACTACCAACCGTCTCTAGGCCCCGTAAGGCAAGTCCTTTAGCATCACCTTGAGCAGAATCCGCAATATTAATATCATCAATAAGATCAAAGTCATCAGTTGTTTGATTTTCTGTCCTAAACGATTCCATCAACTGCTGTTTTTTAGTTAAATCTTGCTCAATAGTCTGCCTCTCAGCTTTAAGTTTAGCTAATTGCTCTTGCTTTATATTTGTATCTATCGTGCTATTAGCGTCTAACTCATCAATCTTTCTTGCATTCAAGGCTAATCGAGAAGTTGCTTCAGCAATACCTAATGAAAACTTTGTTCTTTCTCGATCTAGAGTTTCCGAAAATACTGAATTGGTGTTTTTCTTAGACTGAATATCTTGGCGCAAGTTTTCAAGTGCTAGTTTCTTTTGCTCTAGTTCAGCGTATTTTTTATCACGATCAACATCTCTTTCATTAGACTTAATATCTCTCTCAATACCTAATACCTCTAATTGTAGTTCTTTATATTTATTAAGAGTCTGCATCGACTCGGTTTCTAATGTACTGCGAAGTAGTCGATTTTCTTCATCGGCTTTATCAAGTTTGTTTTTAAATTCAATACCTTGTATCTGTGCAGTTTTAAACCTGGTGTCTAACTCTCTTGCTTTATTAGCTACAAACGGAGCAGTAGCTGAATTAATCAATTGAAAATCTCTTGGACTTGCTTGATCGGATGTTGCTCTTTTTATTGCCTGCCTAAGTTTTGGATTGGTTTGCTCAAGTGTAAGTAAGTCTTGCGGGCTAAAGTTAGCTAAATTACCCATCGCAGTATCTTCTTCTTTTTGACGCTTCTCCTTATTAAGCCCGTACTGCTGAATCATACCGCCTATCTGTTGGCCCATATTGGCAAACATCTGCCCTTGCTGTTGCCCTGCCCTCGCGATGAGGTTGGCGGCATTAGCGGTCGAGCCGAGCGCTGATCCGTAGTTACCTGAAAAGAATGGTCGTCTAGCCATGATTATTTGTCTCCTATTTTAGAGTCCATCCACTTACGGATAATTCCTTTGAGGCGAGGTTTGTCGCTTATCCAGGATGCGAAGCGCTCGCCATACTTGCGGTAAAGCTCGAAGAACCATTGCGGGGATTCGGTGAACATCCACTCGCGGAACTGCATCCATGCGGGATTTGCAGGACCATACACTTCGCGTGCTACCCAACATAAACCGCTAAGTAATGATGTACCTCCGCTTGCGGCGGCTCCGGCCCCTTGTAATAATCCCCCACCTATTGCACCTAGTCCGCCCATCAATCCTGAACTTCGGCTCGCATCTGCGGCTACATTTGCGGCATACATATTAGCCTGATTAGCCGCCATATTGGATATGTATCCCAATCCCGCTTCCGGGTTTAGGTATTGCGGTCCGCTCGATAGTCCATAATTCGCCTGTCCGAATACGGACTGTCCTTGTTGCAGAGCATTTCCTCCTCCTCTTCCAAGTAGTGCCTGGAATGGATCGAGCATAAACTTATCTTCCATCTGCGCGAGATTACCCACCGCATTTATGTAATTCGACAATCCCTGCTGACGGAGTGTTTCGTTCAGACGCTCCGCGTCCATTTCAGCACCCACGCCAAACTGATTAGCTTGTTGGCGCTGTGCCTGATTTCCCATCCGGGATCTTTGTAGTGCATCAGCATCAAACGCATTTGCCTGTTGATCCATCTGCGCCTGTGTAAGGTCTGCTCTTTGCTGTAATCCTGCCTGCTCGCTCTCCTGTGCCATACCGCGAGTAATATCGCCCTGCTGTAATCCTGCTTCCTGTCCGAGTACAGATTGGGCGAATGAACGGTTTTGCATACGGCGTGCATTATCCTCCTGGACGCGAGCTTCTGCTTCTGCGATTGCACCGCTTTGATCAAATGTTCTACCCATGAGGGTTTGTCTCGCACGGGCGGCATTGGCGATTTGTGCTTGCTCGCGATCCGTAAGTCCTGTGTCTAGCGCAGTCCTGGCATCTCCAAGAAGTGCGGATCTTAGAGTGTCCTGATTACCTGTGCCTGTTGCGAGTTCTCCCTGAAATTGTGTGTTTGCTTGTAACTCCAATGGGTCTGCAACTTCTGCGGCATCCATCGTTGCAGCTGTTACATCGCCTCCGTAGGTATCATCTGTGGGTATTGTGATTGGTCCATCCGATCCGGTCCCTGTGTTTATTAAACTGTCAGGATCAAGCGAAGGATCTGCATCAAGTTCTGCCTGTGTTGGTTTGCGTAATCCTGTGAGGTTTTCGCGCTGTTGCTCAAGCAGAATGCGGGCATCATCCAATCCGCTAGTAGCGGCGGGTTTGTAGTCTTCCATTACCCCGCGATAACGATCAGATAAACGCTCAACATCCACCAGGTCAGCCTCGCGTTGGCGGGATAAGTTACCGCGTTGAATATCTTCGGAAAGTGCGGCAAGACCAAGGAAGTTACCGTCTGCATCAAAACCTGCCTTACGCCCACCTGTTGCTTCCGTGATTGATTCGCCTACTTCAGAAGCGAGTCCTGCGGCTACATCTTCTTGTGTTGCTTCGCGAGTGGTAAACTCGGATACCGTGCGATTATCGCCTAGAAGATCAACCATTCCATCTCCTTCTCGAATAGTAATTTGTTTACCTTCAGTTATATCGAAAGGCTCGCCCGTATTGGGATCTGTAAAATCAAATACTGTTTCTAAGTCCTGCTCAGATGCTCCACCCGTTTTATATTTATACCAATCAGCAAAACCTGATGCGTCATCTTCATAAATATCGTGAGATCTATTAAGATTGCCCCCTCTTGTTAGGCCATCAAAATATTTATCAGGATCTTTGTAGTTAGATCTTCGGTAAAGCTCATCAAATTTATCGCCCTTAACAATCTTTCCATCTTTATTTTTCTTAATTGCTCCTTGTCCCAATAAATAATCTTCGAGTGTTGGGCTAACAACTGCCCCTGTCTCCGTATCAATTATTTCGTATTTGCGACCCCGATTAGGATGCTCTTTACCTAGAAAAACCTGAAACCGATTAGAAACTGTGCCTTCTAAATCTGATACAACTTTACCGCCAGGTATTCCAAATTTTCCTGTCTTGGGATCTTTGACAACATTCACCTTTTGCTCACTACCTAAGAGGGTTTGCCTTAAAATATCCGTATCCGTCTGTGCAGTCTTCTTACGGATACTCTCTTCGAGAGGAAGGAGGGACTCAAGTGACCCTGTATCAGCAAAGTCTCCTGTACCCGTAAGTAGCTCGACCTGTGCTTTAAGAGCATCGGCCATGCCCTCGCCGTAGGTTGGTTGTTCAGGATAGTTGTAAGTTGGTGATCCTCCGCCCATTTTTTATTTCCTCCGATTAATTCTATTAAAGTCGTACCACTTAATTGGTCTTTGTTTGAGTTCACGCATCCATCCAACAAACGGTAATGGGTATGGTATGCGTGAGATAAATTCTTTTATGCTGTCCTCTCCTATCGCGGTACGCACATACCATGCGTCCGCTCCAGGTGGATTCCATTGATCGTCAGGGTGGGTATCAATATCTGTCCTCACCGATTTACCAAGCAGTAGCGTGGTGGGGGTAATGAATACATATCCATTGGCAGAGTATGCCGATATATCCGCAAACATATTACCGCCTGTTTTATCGTAAAACCTCTTAGCTTGTTCGAGTATGTTCATTCTGCCATTAGGTATTCGTCTGCATCGGTGGCGCTCACCGCACTACCGAGGTTTACGCGCAACCAATTCGTGCCGTTATCCACGGCAAGGCACGGGTTGCCCCCGTCTCCATCACTCACATATATCATTCTGCCCGTTGTTCCATTTGCGGGTAGTGAGGATACGGTAAAATTCTCCAGGGTAACGGAGGTGGCGGAGATGGAATCTACGGTGACGGTTGGTTCGCCCAATTGATTAAGAGATGCGGCATCGGTCTCCACGCCTGTGGCAAAGGTAAAACCACGGGTAACTGTGGCGGTTACCGCCATTATGCAATCTCCCTCCGTGCATTCGCTCCGCCCGTTATCGCTTCAAGCGATACATGGCGAAAGCTAGGCCGCCCTGCTGTTACATCGATCTCGACATTTGCGGCGTAACCTCTTGCGCGTCCACTCCCAAAGCGTATCAGCTTCTCCTCGCTCGATGTCGCATTCTCCGTGTGTACGGTGTTCGTCCGATCCGGGTCTGTTGTATTGACCTTGATCGTGAATTGATCCCCGTTGCTCACTTCGCATCCCAACTGCCCCCTCTTCCAACTCTTTACATCGATATTTCCGAATGTGAAGGAGCGGGTCTTCAGCTTGGCACTTATCGCGGTGGAGGTGGTGCTTGCGCTCCCTACCGTTCCCGTGATGTCGGTGGTGCTTTCCTCGATTAAATGCCATCCCTTATCGTTGACTGCGAAGAGTCTCCGCTTGGTGGGATCGCTTCCATGCAATACGGTGACAAAGTCATCGATTACAAAGCCTGCGGGGAAGGAATCTACTGAAGTCCATGCTGTGTTAAGGATATCATATACTAAGATTTTATTATTATCGGTGGATGAACCTGTGGGGACTGCGAGGTAGTATTTATTATCAAATACGATACCACATGCTTTGTCCGCAGAGGCGAAGTTTACTTCTTTAAATTGATCCTGTATGGGGCGGGATAATGGGATTGCTTCTCCGCTTACCTTCGAGATTGCGACTCCTAATCCCTTGGCGGGGTCAAGCCCTTGTTGCAGGGTAAATACACCATCATCGGATAAGAAGTATATCTGTGGTCCACTTGCGGCTATGCTCTTGC